TTACGTTCTCAACAAAATGGAGAAGGAAAAGCGTAATGAGGTTAAAATGATAGCTAGAGCTAAGATGTCAATTATCATAAAAGATAATAACGGCACTTATTGGCTAATGGGTAAAGAGAACGGAGTGAGACTAACTGCTGGCGAGAACGGCACTGGTACTGCTCTAGGAGATAGAAATGGTTATAGCCTTTCTTTCCAAGCTCAAGAATTTGAGCCGATGCCGATAGTAACGGTAGCGTTACCATTAGTATAACTAAATCTTTAAATAATATAGCCCACTACTTAGCGGTGGTGGGCTTTTTTTAAATTAAAAAATGGACATAATAAATAAAGACGATACAAATTACATTTACTGTAACATCTCTAACGAGGTAGAAAACACTTACTACACAATGTCCATTGAATCCGCAGAGTACGAAGTTAACGTAACTCTAGCAGCTCCTGAAGGAGTAAATGATAGGTACGTAGCATTTGAGCTAATAGAAGGCTCTCAAGACCTCCCTAACGCTACAATAGAACTACCTAACAACGGAGACTATCCGTATAAGATAACAAACGCCACAACTTTAGGAGGAACTGAAGGTGTAGTAATACATAGAGGCATTTTAAGATTAAAACAACCGCAAGAAGTGGTATATTCGTACACAGACGAGCAAACGACCATTATATATGAATAAGTTCCCAATAGTAACACAATTTGACTCTCAGGAAGTACCTAAATTCTTAGAGAAGAAGAATAAGAACATAGTATGGTTCGGGGTGGACAATATGTACCCGTACGAGCTTATAGACTTATACAACGATAGCAGCACACATAACGCTATTATCAACGGTAAAGTAGGCTATACGGTTGGAAATGGACTAGAGGGCGAAGACTTAGAGACTAAGAAGTGGCTGAGTCAAGCTAATATAGACCAAGATTGGACTAGCTTAATGAAGAGTTTGTCGCTAGACTATGAGATATTCAACGGATACGCTATTGAGGTGATTAAAACTAAGGTAGGCAATCAATACCATCACATAGACTTCGCTAATATTAGAGTAGGTTTAGATGGCTCTATACAATATGCAGACGATTGGATTACAGATAAAGGCACAAAGAACTCTAAGCCTGATATTCAATACCTAGAAAGATACAATCCTAGAGACACTGAGCAAAAAAGAGGCGTTATTTACCACGTAGATTATAGACCTAATTTAAAATACTACCCTTTGCCAGTTTATGTAGGCTCTTTGGCTGAGATAAAGACAGATGTACAGATTGGCGATTATTGGCTTAATGAGGTAGAAAACGGATTTGTAGGTGGTACGCTTATTCAACATAATAACGGAGTGCCTGAGACTAAAGAGGAGGCAGAGAAATTTGAAAAGTCTTTTCAAGAGAAGTTCGGTAAATCTACTGGAACTAAAATAGTCCACCTATTCGCTCCTAGTAAAGACAATGGCAGCGAGATAACAAGCCTTAACGGTAACGACCTCCACGAAAGATACATAGAGATGTCTAAGAGGGTTAAGGAGTCAATATTTATAGGACACCGAGTTACTAACCCTATATTATTTGGTGTAAAAGAGGAGGGGCAATTAGGGGCAAGAAATGAACTTGATTTAGCATATGAGATATTTACTAATACTTACATTGCAGAACGTCAAAATACGCTCCTTAGAACTATTAAGAAATTAGCGTTTTACGATATACAGAAAACAGATATAGAGATTATACCTCTTAAACCTATTGATGTAATAGACCTTACTTCTGATATTATCCTAGCAAACTTAGACAGAGAAGAGATAAGGGAGCTTATTACTGACCAAACTGGGCTAGAGCTTAAAGAGGAGATTCAAGAGCCAGTAGAAAGTAATTTTGTAAAGCCAAAAGCTAAAGAGGAACACGACCCTTTTATGGGTAGATGTATTTCTAAACTCGTAGGCGAAGAGGGCTATGAGCAAGACCAAGCCTCAGCAATATGTCATACTTATTGGGAAGATGTACACGGAGAAACTAAAATGTCAGATTTCCAAGAAGATGACAAAGAGATGGTAGATGGTGTAATAGAATTGCTTTTAAAAGTAGAGGATTTAGAAAACCGAAAACAAATGGTTTTAGACACTTTAAGAGACTTTGACGAGGAAAATGTTATATATGATAGGGAAGACTTTTTAAATAGAGTAGGGGTAACTTTAGAGGGGTTTAACCATATAACTAAATTTGAAACATATAACGACTATCCAAAAGCAGCAAGTAAAAACGCACAGACGGCTCTAAATTGGGCAGAGAAGAATGGTTGGGGTAGTTGCGGAACGGCAGTAGGTAAAAAAAGAGCTAATCAGCTAGCAAAAGGAGATAACATAAGCCGAGACACTATTGCTCGTATGGCAGCATTTGAGCGTCATAGAAAGAATTCTAAGAAAAAATTAGGCGATGGGTGTGGTAGATTGATGTGGCTAGCTTGGGGAGGTGATGAGGGCGTTGCTTGGGCTCAGAGAAAGCTAAAGCAAATAGACGCTGAGAAGATGTCTGCTTGCAGTCGCTTTTCAAATGATGAGGACATAAGCCATTTATTTGACAATATAGGAGTAAACGAGAGCGATTACGAAGTTTTAGATAGTTTTGATATTAATTTTAATGAGGAAGGTACTCCTATGGAGTTTGCTACTGAGCAGCAAGGTATTATTCAAAGAATACTTACCTTAATACTGACAAATCCTCTAATAGCTTCTAGTGGTATAGCTGAGGCACTAGGACTAGACTTTGAGCAGCTTATAAGCTCAATGAGTGTATTAAAGAAATCTAACCTAATAGAAATAGAAGGCAGTACAATAGGACTGACGCCAGTAGGTGACAGAGTAGCTAAGGCAATAGATGTGCCTCAGACAGAAGTGAAGTATAGATATGAGCTTCGAAAGTCTGCTCCAAAGTTAAAGCCAGGCGGTAAGTCAAGAGACTTCTGTACTAAAATGATGAGCAAGAAAAAGCTATATAGCCGACAAGAGATAGAGGTGCTAAGAAACGATATGAAAGGCGGTGGACGAGCGGCAGACGTTTGGCTAGCGAGAGGCGGTTGGTATAGGCGAATAGGGACAGAAACATCTATACCTTTTTGCCGACATATATGGAAGCAAGTAATAGTAAGAAAGAAATGATTTTAATAGTAAGCCCTGCATTTGTAAAGGAGAACACCGTACTACATTATAACGTAGATGACGGATATATTAAACCTCTTATAGATAGTATTCAGAATACATTTATCAGACCAATTTTAGGTAGTGCTTTATTTGATGAGGTATTAACGCAGATTAAAAATAACTCAGTTACTGCACTAAACGAGACTCTTATTAAAGAGTATATGCGAGATGCTTTGAAGTGGGAGGTATGTCACAAATATACTCGTATAGGAACTTACAAACTACGCAATAAGGGAGCAGGTAAGAAGTCAGGAGACAATTTTACACCGCTTGACCAAAGCGAGCTAGTGACTGCAAAAAACATATATAAGGATAACGCTGATTTCTATCGTAGGAAATTGCAGTTATATTTGAAGGAGAACGAGGATAGCTACCCACTATTTAAAACACCGCCAAACGGATTAGATGTGGTACACCCTGAATATGATACTAAATGGAGGAGTCAATTTATACTTTAAACAAGGAGAAAAAGCTAGAAAAGTATGTCCAAAAGTTTAACGATAAAAAACGTCAAGACAATAATGGAGGGAATAAAGTCAGAACATCCTCAAATAAACACAATCCTAAAGGGTAACATTTGGGATGTAGACTTGACGAAGGACGTAACTGGCAGCTATCTGATTTATGAGATTACGAATATCACACCTAATGGATTTAATGGAATAGACTATGCTATTGATTTGTTTATTTGTGATAACGTTACTGAGATTAATACGGAGTCGAACGAGGTAAGCGTACAAAATGAGTGCTGCTTAATTGCTCTTGACATTATGAGCATATTAGAGAACTACAATAAGGCAAGTTATGCCGACAAAGATTTAGCTTTAGTTTTAAACAAGAGCTGGAGCATACAACCATTCACAGAAAGATTTGATAGTCTATATTCAGGAGCAGCGATAAGTATGTCGCTAAGTTCTTCTTACGGATATGCTAGATGTAAAATACCAATATGAGCGATAGAACAACATTAAAGAGTTATTTTGAAACTGGAGACACTCCTACTGAGGCTGAATTTGCAGACTTAATAGATAGTGCAGCACTTACGACTGAAACTATTACAACCGCACAAGCTAATGATATAACTGCTAATAACGCAAAGAATAGCTATCCTTCTGCTGATGCTACTAAACTAGCAGGCATAGAAACGGGTGCTGAAGTAAACACAGTTGATAGCGTTAATGGTGAAGTAGGGGTTGTAGTGTTAAATACAGACGACATATCTGAAGGTTCTACAAATGAGTATTTTACAGACGCAAAAGTAAGTGCTAACTTAGATGTAGTCACCAACACCGCTAAGAACAGTTATCCTAGTGCAGACGCCACAAAGCTATCGGGCATAGAAGCGGGAGCGGAAGTAAATGATACTGCTGCTGAGATAAAAACTAAATACGAGTCAAATGCTAATACCAATGCTTTTACAGATGCTGAAAAAACTAATTTAGGCAATCAAAGCGGAACAAATACTGGTGACCAAGATATAAGCGGTATTGCTACTAATGCTACTAACATAACTACTATACAAGGTGAGCAAACAACACAAGATGCTGCAATAGCTTTAAACACCGCTAAAAATAGCTATCCAAGTGCAGATGCTACTAAATTATCTGGTATTGAAGCAGGTGCAGAAGTAAACACAGTTGATAGCGTTAATGGTGAAACAGGTGCGGTGGCACTAGATACAGACGATATTGCTGAAGGCACTACTAACTTGTATTACACAGATAGCAGAGTATCTAATAATACTGATGTAACGGCTAACACAGCAAAGAATAGCTATCCCAATGCCGATGCTGATAAGGTAAGTTACATAGAGTTAGAGACTACCAATGCAGCGGATAAGATACTGCAAACTAACGGATTATCGCCAAAGGATTCTGTACTTCTAAAAAAGGACGGACAGATTACTGGGTCTAGTGCTTTAAAATATACAAGTAATGGCTTAGAGCTATTAGGAGCTTTAGCACTAGTAGATAATTTAGGTAATATTCTCGGACAGCTAAGACGTATAGGTACAGATACTGAGTTAACGGCAGAAGGAGCTAACGTCCTTAAACTTAAAGCTACAGTAGGAAGCATAGAGCTAGACTCGCCTGAGACTACATTTACTGGTGCTATACTACCTAACTTTACCACGTCAAATAGCATTAGCTTTACACGTGTACAAGAGCACGGAACATACACCGCACCAATAAGCAGTGCTACAATAAACCAAACAAACGCTAAACGAGGTCAGATACAACGTGCTTACATCACCGGTGCCTGGACTATACCTGCTAGCTGCAAAAACATAGGTGTAATAGAATACGACCCTGCAGTAGTAAACTTTGTACTCTTTCAGTATTCCGAATCAAATAGAATAGAATACATAGTCTATAATGAAAACGGACTGCCAAGTAGTGGACCTAACGTACAAGCACCATTAGAGCCTACTGCTAACGCTGACTATACACTTACGTTATCAGACCCAGAAGATATACGTATGAATAGCGTATCTGGAAATAATGTAATTATACCCACTAATGCTAGTGAAGCAATACCAGTAGGTACTAAGAAATACATTGAACAAAAAGGAGCAGGTACGATAGAAGCCACAGCAGCTGTTGGGGTAACTATAAACACTACCGCTAATAAAACGCCTTACCAGTATGGATATATCACGCTACATAAGGTTGGAACTGATGTTTGGAATGTAATAGGAGGAACAGTATAATGATAACGAATAATGAACCAAACTTAAATATTGTAAAAGATGGTCTAATTTGTTGGTATGATGCAATATTTCAAACTAGCTACTCAGGTTCAGGTACTACAATATATGATATTAGCGGGGATGAAAATGATGGTACACTTATTAATGGTGTAGGATATAGTTCGGCAAATGGTGGAGCATTAGATTTTGATGGTAATAATGATTACGTTAGAATTACGTCGAATGGTTTAGGAACTTTTAATCTTCAAGAATATTCACTTGATTTTTGGTTTAATTTTGATGTAATTAAAAATTACAACGGGTTATTTAGTTATGACTTCACCTCTCATACCAATCCTTATTATGCTATACATTTACGAAGTGGGGTAACTGGACTTATAAGTTATATTTGGAATATTAACGGGAGTACATTTACAGGAATAAATACGCCTACAAATTCAGCAGTTGCTAATAATTGGTACAATGTATGTGTGACTTATAAATCTGGTTTACAACAAATATATTTAAATGGAGTGCTTGAAAATCAATCAACTGTTACTCAGCCTGTTGTTTATTATAATCAAGAGGTTTGGATAGGCAGAGCAAACCCTAGCAATGCGTATCTTAACGGTAAAGTTTCAACGTTTAAGTTTTACAATAAAGAATTAAGTACTGAAGAAATTCAACATAACTATAAAGTCCAAAAAACGAGATATGCAATATAAAACAATACTATACAACAAAGACACTCAAAAAGTGTTATCTGTACACGATAAAGGCTATTTTGTAGATGGTAAAAAACCTAATTTGCCTAGCAATATAGTAGAACTTAAAGTTATAGAAAATGAACAACCTGCTTATGACATTACCAAAAATGTAGAGCAAACTTTTACAGTAGATTTACAAGCCAAAACATTAACTAAAAGCTATACAATAAGTGATAAAACTGAAGAGCAAATACACGCTGATAAATTATTTCAATCTTCAGAAATAACCGCAACGCAACTCAAAGTTCAGTTAGCTTTAGAAGATATAACTGACACACAGATTTATGGAGTGATTGATAATTTAGAAACAGAAGAACAAAGAGTTAAGGCTCGAATAGGTTATAATTATGGCAATACTTTTAAAAGAGACAACGCATTCGTCAATTTAGTATCAGCAGCTTTTGGTAAGACGAAAAAGGAAAT